GCGTGTATTCTGCCCTTGTAAACAAAACTTAAAAGACCATCAACAAAAGTATTTGCAGCTTTGTCATACTCTCTTGCTTCAGCAACTTTTCTTAAAAATTTATCTTTATGTGTTCTTAAATAATCTTTGGGTAAACTAGGCATTTTAGATTTTGGTGTTTTTTTATAATCGGTTATATTTCTTTTTTCTAATAAACTTTTTATAGAACTAGCTGCCCAAATTTGTATATCTAACCCTGTTTCTTTTTTTATTTCTTCTAATATATCATCTCTTTTCTTTCTTAAATCTTCTCCTAATAATCTTAATTTTAGGACATCAATTCTAACTCCTTTAAATTTCATGTCAACTAAACATAAAAATAATTCTGTTTCTAATTCAAAAATATTTCTACAAGTCTTTGATTCTTTTTTTTCATTAGTGTATAATACTTCGTCTAATTTTTTATCAAATAACTTCCATAGTTTATAGGTTAGGTTTACGTCTTGTTTCGCATACTCTTTTACAATAGATGCAGGTAACTTATGCATGTTAGTCATAGGATCTTTAACTGTGCCACCAGACCATTCTAAAGTTTTTTGTTGTAAGTCGTATTTGTATTTTTCCTCATCAAGATAATCTTTTGCAAGAGAATCTAAAGAATATTTAAATCTATTTTCATCAATAACTGAAGCTGCTATCATAGTGTCAACTATTCTACCTTCAATCATTTTGCCAGTGACTGCTCTAATCCAACAAACATCATACATTGCATTGTGAAAAACTTTTGTAATTTTTTTATTTAATAAAATTTTTTCAGAAAATTTATCCCAAAACTCTTTTTTCTCAGTTTCTGTTTTATGAGTGTCAGAATGTTGCAAAGCAAAATAAACTGTTTCATGCATAGTTTTAACAGCAACACCTGTGATAAAACCATCTTGTCTAATTGCTCCGGTGCCTTTTGTTTTTAAATTAGGATCGTAAGTCTCTAAATCTATAGCTATTAAATCTACACCTTCTAAATTTAAATCCTCTGGTTTATTACACATCATAATCCCTTTCTAATATCATTTCTAAATAATGTATTGCTTTCTTAATATCTTCTTCTTTTCCTTTCACAGAATGTCTGCAAATATACTTTATAGCATTACCCTCAGCAAACAAGAGTTTATTTTCGTTGATAAACTCTGCTGGTTGAATTTTCATAGAGCGATAGTGTTTCCCGCCTATCTGGTCCTCTAATGAATTGTATGTCGTAGCTTTAAATAACTCTTTACTCGTCATCTTCTTCCCTTTCATATTCTGGAAAATTATTCCATACTTCTCTCTCCATCCTCTGGATGAAGAGAAAAAATTCTTCTTCTGTCATGTTGCACTCCTCCTAAACTTGTGTGTCTGTCGTATTTATTAAACATGTCAGAGCCTATGCTCCAACAATCTGTTTCTCCTCTACTATAAGCCGTGTATGCTAATCTTTCAGATTCATTTATATTTTTTTCTATTTGATACACTGACAAATTAACTATGACATTGTTAAAAGTTAAACCTTTTATTTTATGTATGTTGTCAATTTCGACTCTAGGTTTGTCCTCTATGCCATGATTTTTTAAAACTTTTTTTATGTAAGAAACATTCATTCTTATTTTTTTAGTATCATCTGAATTTTTAACTGCTAAATTAAAACGTCTGTATTCTAAAGCTTCATATGTTACTAAACCCATTTCATAAAGTTGATTTATATTATAATCCCCATCTATGACATCTTTAAAAGCTTCTTTTACATTACCTTTGCCTTGAACTTTAAAAATATTTCTACCGGGAAGATATGGCCAATATTCTTTTATTTGTTTCAATGGAACAACATTATTGTAAAAATTATCCCAAGTGTCAAAACATCTTAAAATTTTTCTGTCAATAAAGTCATAATTATTTGACACAACTTTATAATCTACACCATGTCTATGTAAAAATTCTTTTGTGTGTTCGTCTGTTGGATTACCTCTGTAAGTAAATAAAAAATTTTCTTTTGTATTAAAAATTTTATCTAAGAGAGCATCTTGATCCTGACAAGATTCTCCTAACCTTGGTATCCAATAATGCTTACCCACTCTATTTTTTGCAGGCATCCATATTTTTTTAGGTAAACCTAATCTTTTTCTTTGAGGGTTTATTATATTTTTACATATTCTATTTATAGTTTCACCACATCTATACCCTTGACTCAAAGAGTCTTCGTTTTCCTTAAACACATATGATTTATTTTTTTCTAACTTAGTAAAAAATGAATTATCAGCACCTGAGTATCCATAAATAGATTGATCTTTGTCACCTACAAATAAAAACTTATCTTCATCAACATTTGTTGCAGCTTTTTGTAGCGCTTCTATTTGAGATTTATTACAGTCTTGCGCTTCATCAACAATTAAAACATCTATATCAGTTGGATTTTTTGCATAATATAAAAAATTATCTATCATGTCTTCATAGGAAGACACCCTTTCTTTTTCTCTATACTTATCATATTTAATTCTTAAATCATTTAAAATACTTAGACGTCCATATCCTCTTTCTTTGTACCATCCTTGGTCCGTGTGCCAATGGTCGTTAGGCGTTTGTCTCTTACCATGAATACGTGAGCAAAAAGTATACAAAGGATGTTTATCCCAAGTTGTTTTTGGATTTTTTCTTTTCCAAAAACTCATTGCTCTATTTTCTTTGCTAAAAATTTTATGATGTTTTAATTCATATTTTCTTCTTTTTTTACCTTCAGCGTTAAAATAAGAATGAATAGTGCATATTTGATCTTCTAACATATCAGCCGGGACATCTTTCATTCTAGGTATTTCTTTTATAGCTTTAAGAATTTCACCAGCAGCATTTACCGTGTGAGATAAAATAACTATTCTTTCCCAATCAACTCCCTCATCTAAAAATTTTTCATATTTTTTTCTTATAAAACCTCTTGTTTTACCTGTCCCTGGAGGTCCTGAAACCCACCAAGGAAGTTTTTTAGCTTGTTTATCAATTAATTTTTCAATAATTTTAACATCTTTAAATGTGCTTTTTTTAATTAAGATACCATTAAAATCTTCATTACTCATCGTTTTCTCCTCCATCATCTATATCTATTGCTTCACCTTCCCAAATTATTTTATTATCTTCAGACTTATCTCCTTGTATTACCCACGATACGCAAGACTTGTTTAAATATTTTCCGTGTTTCTTTTGAGCTTTTAAAACATTAATACATTTCATAACCAAATCTACTCTATCCATATTTATTTTTTGTTTAGCTAATTCTCTTTCAAAGCCGTCTAATTTAAATTCTATTTCATTATTTTTTTGATTGTAGTATGGCTGTCCATATATTGCTAATTGTTCTTTATCTGTAAATAAACCTCTTGTTGATAAATAATCTGAAAACATTCTTTTAAATTTAAATTCTTCATTTGCCTCTTCAACAAAATCTTTTGAATATTCTCTAGCACTAAATTTAGCAGCCATCATATCTTCATATTCTTTTGATTTTTGTCTAGGTATCCATGCCTTAGCTTGATGCATAGCTTTGTCATAAAATATTTTTTGATTCATTAAATCTTCACCATGAACTGTTATTACTCTTTTAACAACCTTATCTTGTTCAGGAACATTTAAATGAATGTAATATCTATTAGCACCAAACTCTACTATTTTTTCAATCATGTCGTTTGATATTTGTGTAGTTATAGATTGAAATAAACCTATCCAATTAAAAAGTTTTTGTATGTTAGCGTGTGAATAACCTGTTATTTCAGAAATTTTATTTATGCCAAATTTTCTATCTGTCTTTCTAGAAGATGTGCCTTTTTGTTTTCTTTTTTCTCTCTCATTATCATTTGCAGCTTCACAAATTCTGTAAACAAAATCATTAATTTCTTCATCACTCCAATCACTATGTTTACACAGAATACCTGCTATAGCTGTTGTGTATTCATCTCGACCACCTTCTGTTGGATATATAACAACTAAGGCTGAAGCTAATGCTATCTTTCCAACGTCAGATAATAAATTACCATTGTATGGTTTTATGCCATCGTATGTCTCCCACTCAACATTTGTTTTTGATTTACTATGTAATGACCCTGGAACTATTGTATATCTTTCTTTTTCTGTTCTTAATTCACATAACATGGCGCCATGTGGGTAGTCTTTATAATCTTTTTCAAATTCGTCTGGTAATCTAAATTGTTTAAATGGTGTTTTATTATCATTAATCCACACGTAATGACTAGATAGATTACCTGCTCTGCCAAATATCGCGCTACAATTTTTTATATAATATGGTATGAAATCTTTTACTATTGGATTGTCTACATCTAAATCAACATCATTATCTAACCTTAATGCTATTTCTGATTTTTCATAATCTCTTTTCCATTCTTCTTTCGTAATCTTAAAATCTTTTTGTGTGTATTTTGGTATACGTGGAACACCCTTAACACAAGGGATAATTACCCTATTCAGATTTAACCAATCCTCATACGTCACCGGCGATGTATTTTTATCATGCATAAATTAAAATGGGCGGGTCCACTCTCGCTTAACCGCCCATCTCCCGGGAACTTATAATCTAAATCTTTTTTTCGATTCTTCTTGTGCTTCTGGTTTTGCCTCTACCTCACCTTTACCTACACTTAATGCAAAAGCTTTAGCCATTTCATATTCGTGTTTTTCAGTTACAGGTCCGACTTTAGCTACATCCCAACCAAACCATGTTCCTTTGTCGTTTGACATTTGAACGGTTGATAAATTATAAATGTGGCTGTAAGTAGGCGGTGTAAACATACCATTTTTACCTTGCATTTTAATACCCATCATCATTGAGTTCCACTTTCTACTTACTTTTAATTGAGTAGACTTCATAGAAATCAACGCTGTCTGAGGATTATTACCTAACACAAGTACAAAGTGATTAGCAGTATTATCAAGATAATTGCCGTTTGGTAATCTATCTTTGTAGTCTTTACCTCTAGTCGTTTGACTTACGATGTCACTATCTGCCTCGTGAATCGCAACAGGAGCACCTGTGCTTGTGCCTCTGTCTTGCCATTCG